AAACTACTACCAAAAGGTGTCTGTCTTCTTATCTGTGCATTAGAAGGTGTAACTGGTTTATTAGATATTGTAGGAATAAATAATTCAGCACCAGTTGTAAATATTTGTAAATCTCTATTAGACACTAAATGTCGTATCGAAAATATCTCGCCAACATTTGCAGTAAGATCAAGAGCATCATTATCTTCTGCATCACCTACATCAAAGTTAAAAAACTGTCCTGACTTAGAACCCCAAATACCATCAGGCTGTGCAAGTGTACCACCAAACCATAATCTATTTTGATGAAAGGTAACAGCAGCAGGATAACCACGAAGAGCAGAATAACTTTGTTCACTAAACTCAGTAGTTGCAGCACCAGTAATAATACGAGGACTACCACCACCAACAGCACTTGATGTAGCAGTTGCACTACTTCCTGCTGCAAACTCAAAAGTATTTTCATCAGGAACAGAAGTAATTGTTCTCGATCCATTAAGATTACTATTAGCAATACCACCAACAGCACCTGCCCTTTCTACAGTAATAGAAGCACCAGTTGCTAATCCATGTAATGCTTTTGTAACTCTAACTGTATTACTGCCTTCAAAAACTTCTATACTATCTGTCTCAAGTTGTTGTCTTAATGTTCCTTGTATAGTTGCAGTTACTTGTGTTGCACTTGTAAAACCAGTTATTCTTGCTCTAGTTTCACCTATAAGTAAATCAATACCTACATGACTAGAAGAAAAATAATCTGCTGATGTAGTAAGAGTCACACTACTTGTTGTGCCACTAGCAGCAATCGTCATACCTAAAGGTTGAAAACTAAAATATGGCTGAAATATGTCATTACCATCTCTTGATGTATCAAAATTAAAAGTAGATACAGTAAATGTTGTAAGACCAGTTCTTTCTAATATTCTTGTCTGAAATGTATTATGACATATAAACATTAGATCACCTTGCTGTGCAAAAGTAATCTCTTCAAGATAAGGTGCTGATGTTGTATTAACTAACCATGATTGACTTGTTAAAGACTGAATAGATGACACAGTTCCATCAGTAGGACTAATCTGAAATATCTCTATTCTTGTATTGCTAAATGCTATTATATATTTCTCATCATCTGAGAATATAAAAGGTTCTATTCTTACACTTTGTCTAAGACTTGCTAGTGCTGTAAAAGAAGGATTACTACCAAAGTTATGTATCCTTTTTGTGCCAGTTCTTTTCTTCAAACCACCTTCTGATCTTATAAAAAAGTTTCTAACTTCTTCTGCTGCATTAGTATAAACTTTTGTATCTGTTCTTGATGTCAAAGCAGGACTAACTTCACCAAACTGAAAGTTATTTAATGGCACTCTAACTCTTGCCATTTAACTTCTCCTATCAGTAATAAATCTTCTTGTAGATAATCTTCTTGAAGTCTGCTGTTGTGAGTCTAAGTTTCTAGCTTTTGCTAATAGTTGTTGTGCTTTTTGTTCTATTCTAACCATCAAGCCATCATCTCTTGCTATAGATGTAGCAAAGATAGAGGCTAAAGCATACTCTACTGCTAAAGAAAAATAACTTGGAAATGTATTTTCTTTTGCTCTAAAAGTATAATCAGCAATTAAAGTATCTTGTGTAGACTGATCAGAAAATACTTTGTCACCATAAACAGTAAAATCTATAAGAGCATCATTAACTGTAATGGTATGAACAACTAAAGTATCTGTAGGTAATTGATGTGCAATAGTAAATCTGCCAGTAGGTGTATCTGATAATTGATTTAATACTGCTTGTTCTGTAGCAAATCTCCATCTTGCACTAGATAAAGTTGCTCTAACAACATCTTCATACATATTTGTAGCAACAACTGCTTCACTACTATCATCTCCAAAACTTGTAATAGGTTCTGCACCAATAAGTATTAATGCTCTTGAAGCTATATCTATTGCTGAATTTGCTGCAGTACTTGTTGTCATATAAGATGAGGGGGATTACTCCCCCTCCCTTTTAATCGCTATCGGCTGTACTTAAATCTGAACCATCACCACAGTCTATTGCTGTGGCTGATACAGATTTAACTACTGTAGCAGATAAAGTTTTATGGGTTGAATTAGCATCACATATAAGAACGACATCACCCTCTTTCATCATTCCTAATGCTGATTGACCATTCATTTCACCACCAGTTGCATCTGCTGTAGAAAAGTAGTTTGCTGCTCTTACTACAGATAAAGCATCATTTGAGGTGTAGTACCATAGATTAACACCACTACCACCTGCTAGTCGTGTTAAGTTACTTAAATCTAAAGCCATAATCTACTCCTATGTATTGTTATCAAGAACTTCATATACGCCATTGTCATCAATGACAGTAGCACCCATTGACATCATTGAAGTTGCCAAGTGTGATACTTTTTCAGCGACATAGTTCAGTTCAGTTGTTACATCTGCACCAATACCAAGACCTATAGCAGTCGTATGATATGCCATATTCTTACCTGCTGTAATTGCAGCAGTTGAGAATATCTTGAATCCTAAAAATTCTTTCATTGTCATACCACCTGCGAAAGGTAGATTTTGCTCACCAACAAAGTCTGATGATGCAAACTCATTGATTAAAAATAAGTCAGCATATCCTTTTGGGTGCATAGCTAAATATCTTTGACCATCTTCAGGGATATTAGCAGTACCAAAAGTTTCAAACAATGTTAACAAGTCAGCTTTTTCAACTGCACCACCAGTATCGTGGATTTGAGTTGAGTTAGCACCTGAGTCCATAGCTGTGTACAGCAACTCATCAGTCTTACGACCTAGAGCAGCAGCAGCACTTGTTGCTATTGCTTGTCTTTCATCAATGTTAGTTTTTAACTCATCTAACTTATCGATAAACTCTGCAGCAAAAAAGTCTTGCATTGTTACACTTACATTAGTGTGAGCTAGTTCCATTGGTGTTACTTGTCCATTTCTAGACTTAGTAGTTGCAGTTCCAGTACCAATCTTTTGAAATCTTACTGTGTTTCCATTCACATTACTTACTGTACGAACAGTATTTCTAAGTTTACTGCCCATTCTCTGATAAGCTAAATGAACTTCTGTTTCGAACTGCGTAATAAAGGCTTGATCTATTGTGTTAGCCATTACACTCTCCTATTAAAAGTTATTTATATTTCCAGTTATCTACTCTTTGTATCATCTAGTTATCCAATAGGGCTATCAACATTGAATAGGCTGTTCTTCTTTATTTATCAAAATTTTATCGCCTTTGCAACGAACAAATCTAAAAACCTTAAAACTATTTAATTTTATAGGTGGTGTCATCAACTCAAAACCTAAGAACTGTAGCCAATCTATAGTATCTTTATGATCAGCAGGTACAACATTTTCTAATTGATAATACTTTTCTTGATAATAATTTACTACAGATTGTGACCATCTTATAAACTTACGACCTCTTTTTTCTATCTCATAACTACCAAGAAGCCATATTCTGCCTATCATCATATCCATAATTGGATTAACACCAAACATACAGATAGGCTCACCATCTATAATGCAAGTATAGTTCTCGCCTTTTTCTCTAACACCTGACATTAAAGCACGAAAAGGTGATGCACCATGTATTATACATTCTCGTACATCACTATCTCTTAAATTATGTTGAAGTATGTTAGCGTGTTCTGATGTAGCCTTAGCAATACTAAAGCCATCATAAACACCTTCACCCATAAAGTTTCTTAAACTTAGCTTCGACTTCTCTAACATAATTCATATCTCTTTGTTTGTTATCCCAATATCTAGGATCACGCATTGCTGCTTCTATATCACCTTGGGTGAGTTGACTTGGTTGCGAAACTTCTTGCTGTGGATTTATGCCTTTCATTTTTTCTTGTATAAGTTCTAAAGCCATAATACCTTCTTTACTTGTGCCAAGTTGTGCCACAGCATCTTGCATTTCAGGTTTAAAAAACTTTTGTATAAATAACTGTGATGCTTCAATTCTTGCATTAGCATTATCACCCAAAGACTTTTTTATCTCTTCAGGATCAGTATCATTTAAACCATTATGCTCTGCCCATTTTTGTATACCTTCATCAAACTCTTCTTGTGATAATCCATTTGACCAAGAATAATCTGCCCACCATTTAAGAAGAGGATTAGTTGCTGCTTCTGCTTCATCTAATATTTCAGGTATTTGATAATCACCTGCACTTGCAGGTCTGTTAGCATAAGCCTCAGTTTCTAGTTCTTGTAATAATGTATTACGAAGATCGTCTTCCTTTTTTCCTAATTTAGCTGAAAGTTCATCATATGATTTTTGCAAATCTTCTCCACTTTCAAACTTTTCATTTAACCAAGATGGTCTTGGATTAGCTACTGGGTCTGCTACTGATTCAGTTGTGGGAGGATTACTTTGCACATCTGATGTAGGCTCAGTAGCAGATTCTTGTGTTACTTGTTGTTCTTCATTCATTTTTTAACCTCATTGCATGATTGATTCTTTTGACTATTAAAGCAACGAGATATCGTTGCCCTTCCAAGTGCCTTAGTTCAGCATCTGAAATATTACTGCCTGATACTGCTTCTATAGTTACAGACTTTAAATATTTTAAAACTTCTTGACCAGTAGGTGTCTTAAACAAAGATTGTACGTTTTGAGATATTATTTTATCTTGATCTTTGCTTCGTGGGAATCCATCAACCCCCAAGTGCTTCGGTTGCATTTTGTGGTAATCCTCCTTGTTGTTGCATTTGTTGTGCCATCTCAACTAACTGTTGTCTTTCATCAGCATCACGAATTAGTTTATCAGGTACACCAAACTTCTTAGCAAGATACAATGCTGTTTCTTCTGAAGAGATTAATACATTCAATATTTCAGGACCAAATGTTCCTGATACTGTTTGTAAAAATCTATTTACAGAAACTATATCTTGATTGCTTTGTGCTTGTGCTAATGGTGATACACTTCGTATCTTTACTTCTCTACCATTAACTGTTGGCATTTCAATACGACCTTGTTTCTTCAGAATATAAACTACTCTTTGTAAAACTGGTTGTACCATTTCTGCTTGTAGCCTACCAAAAGCAGAGCCAATCTTTCTTGATAAGTCAGCCATTCTTTCTGCTACCTCTGTTGCAGAAGCAGGTGTCTTATTTGGATCGCCTAACATATCATTATACAATGCACGTTTAATATTATTTCTCATATCATTCAAAACTAAATTAGCTACATCAAAAGAACCTGCTGTTCTAATAGGCTGTAGTCCTTGTGTATTAGGTGCTTTAGGAATGACTGTCCCTGGCAAAAGATTTATTGTATCTACGTTAATAACACCATCATCATCTATCTGATAGATACCTGATATAGCCATCTGTGCATTTTCTAATACAAGTTCTATAGTTAAGTTTGTAGTTTTGATTGCACTCAAAGCATTGACTGCAGGACCTCTGCCATAAACTTCGCCTGATGCTTTACTCCATCTAAAAGCTATAAACGGATTAGAACCTACACCTTCATATGTTTCTTGCATAATCATTACTTTATCAGCCACATCTATAACCATATAAGAATATCTTTCTTCATTAGGTTTATCATATAACTTGCAAGATACTTCTAGTATTTTAGTTTGTGCTTCAGGATTATTTTGTATTCTATTAGCAATATTAGGACTTAAGATTGCATTTGGATAAGCAATAATAATATCTTCATTCTTCATCATACGTTCTCTATAAACATGATCAACCATGCCATCAGGTCCAGTATCTAAAACAACATGAGGCAAAGGTATAGATTGAAAACGAATAGGATTAACAGCATCACCTTCCATGATACAAAGTACAGCAGTACCCAAAGCCAAGTCGATAAAGCACTCGTGTATTTCTTGGGCAAAATTTGATGTTTGCAATACTTCAAATACATAATCTGTCACCTCATCTAGTGCATTATTAATATCATCTTTTTCTTCTTCAGGAACTTCTTGACCAGTAACAAAGTCTGCCCATCTAGCAAAGTTAGGAGTCAATCCTGATTGGAGTCTTGATGCAAACTCTTGTATTCCAACTACAGCAGTTTCATCAAATATTTTATCATCTCTTCTTTGACCTGCTGAATAATTTTTAAATCCTTGTCGTTGTGGCAAACAATATTCAAATATTTCATCATAAAGTTCTTCAAACTCTCGCCTAACAGCAAGAGCCTTCTCATATTTTTGCATCATCATTTCAGCAGTTTTTTCGTGCATTAGTCTTGATACTCGTTATAAAAACCTATGCCACCACCTGAACCTCTTAAGAGTGATCTTCTGCCAGTACCTCTTCTTTGTCTTGTAATATTTTGTTCAAGTACATCTTGTCTAGCATCTTTTCTTTCAGCAGTTGCTACTTCTCTTTCTGCCTCTCTTTCCATTTCAGCTTCCTTTTCCTCTTTAGTTGGAGGAGGAGGACTTGGACTTCTACTTGGTAGACACATAATTTACTCCTTTACATTCTTGCCCATAAACCTTGTCTTCTTGCAGGTTTTGCTTTTCTTTGAAATACATCATAGTCAACTCTTGCATTAAATGTTTCTAATGGTTTGTTCATACCTAACACTTGCCTTCCCTCACCTGCACCCAACATAAGATACTGCATAGCATCATGGATATGTGAGTATCTATCCTTTAGAGGTTTATCTTCATATCGTTCTCCTGACACTTGGAGTCTTCGATATTGATAACCCCCCTCAAATCCTTTTACCAATTCTTTACACCTAAAGTCAATTAAAATCCCTGATTGACCATCTACCATTCTATTTAAAACTGTAGAAACAGATTCAATTCTTAACGACACATCATTACTCGTTGTAGGTCTAGCCATCAATCCTGCACCTCTCAAAACTTGAAAAGGTGTGCTTTCATCTGTCTGTGATCTAAAGTCACCTGAAGGATCGCCATAAATATTTATCTCAAGATTACCATAACGTGTTGCTATTTCTGATCTTAATAGTTCTGCAAATCTTACAATACCCATATCAAAGGCTACAAGTTCTTGTAAGATAAGCCAACGACCACGAACCTTTTGACCAAAAACAGCAGCAGGTGTAAGACCAAAGTCCAGTCCAATATAAAGTGGCACACCATCTGCTACTGGTATTTCTTCTTTTGATACATGAGTATCTGCTACAAACATATTATAAACTGGCTTACCATCTTGTATAGAACCAAGCCTATTCATAACATATACATCTATCCAAGACTTTGTTTTACCTTGAACAAGATTAGAATAATATGAATCTAAAATATTTTTAGAATTTTCTGCTTTATCATTTGGCTTGTAATCAATAACAGTACCATCATCATCTTTAACTTCAATCATTCCACTTGGTTGTGTAAAAAATTGCCAGTTATCAGGCTTAATTAACATACGACTTTCTTCAACAGAAATGTGATCAGGAACTGGAACAGCGCCACTCATTATTGACCACCAATGATCTTCTTCAGGACTGTTGGTATCACAGATAACACCTGACCAAGTTGCACCACCATCTTTAACAGAAGGATATCTACCAACTCTCATAGTACAAGCATCTATAATTGACTTAGGTATTTCTCTTGCTTCGTTAACCCAAACCCCAGTAAGTTCAAGAGATAATAGTTTCTTAACATCTTCAGGTCTATCAAGTGCAAGAAAGATAACTTCCATCTCAAGATCACCTGCTGTAATCATATGTGTATAAGGAACTGACCAAGCAAACTTACCCCAATCATTTTCAGGAAACCAATCAAGCCAAGTCTTTATTGTTGTTGTTCTAAGTTGTGGATTTGTATTTCTTATGATTGCCCATCTACTTTTTCGTTTACCTGACTTATCAGGTTCTTGCATCAAGGCTCTTCTAAATATTTCTATGCTACAAGCAACTGACTTGCCACTACCAACTGGACCTCTTATGCCACGAAAAAAAGTATTATCTTTCATAAAACTTTTAAGGACATCTCCATCAGGCTTGTATTTAAACTGTATCAATCTTTGTGTTCTTTCCTATCCTTAACAACTTATCAACTGTTTCAGGACCAACAGCAGCAATAACTTTATCAGCTTCTAAGTCTGTACAAAATTGTTCAGGGTGATGTTTGAGATGTACTCTCTTTACAACTAAACGTAGTATTCTTCGTTCTTCAGGTTTTAATGTGTGAAGGAATGTCATTACTTAAACCTAGCTAAAACTTCTAAACTTCTTCGTTTTTCGAGCAATCGCTTTTGGCTGTTTAGAAACTTGTTTTCCTCTTCGAGTTGCTTTACGCTTTTCAGCCGTAGTCTTGGCGTATTCAGAGGAAGAAAGAGCCTTAATTGCCGCTTCAGGTAAATAACGTTCGCCAGTTGCTTTACTCCCTTGTGTACTAGGTTTACCTGATTTGGTTCTCCATTTCTGTCTTGTCCAAGCACGAAGCGACCTTTGTGATTTACTAAGTGACATTCTTTTGTTTCCTTAAAGTATCTTTACCTTTTTTAAAAATATTTACAACTGCTCTTTTTTTCATAACCTTTGCTCTTTGTTCTCCAACAGTTAGTATCTGTATCTTACGAGCATAAGGTTTTTTAATCTTCATAACCTTACGAACAGTTGCACGAGCATCAGCAGGTGTAGCAAATTTTATAGATACAGTATCTCTAGGGTTCTC